ACCATCACGCATGGGTCTGTTGTCTACTGGCGTTTTTGTGCTTGGCGGCACAGGTGATCCAATAACAGGCAACGTTGTCAATGACACAGGACTTTCCCGCCTCAGTGGCGCATCCCTCGCCATCGGCAACGGGACTGCTGGGGACTTCTCTGGCAGTCTGAAGCTGACAGGACTGAATGTTCAGGGAAGTCAAACAGGGCCATATTCTGTTTCTCTGACGGCACAAGCAGCCACTATTGCTGCAACCAATCTCGTGGCTACACCAGTCACCACGGCGCTTTATGAGATCACGTACTACCTGAACGACACGACGGCGGGCACTAGCGGAACGGTGTCCTTGACCATAACGTGGAATGACGGCGGCTCACAGACCTTTACCAGCAGCAATGTAACTTTCGGCACGCTGGGTGCATACGTCAGTGGCGCTATTGTTGTCAAGGCCACAAGCGGCGCAATTCAATATGCGACGACCGTTACCAGCGCAGTCGGAAGTCCTGCGTATTCTCTGGACATACGTGTCAAGCAGCTGGCGTAACACTTCACTGACACGGGGACTCGTGCAGCGGCAGGTATTAGAGAAGAGGGAGCCATAGCCTACGGGCAGGGGAACGTTGACTCTTTAAGGAGTGCGGGGATCGGGGGCTCTCGTGCTCAAAGCAGAGGTTCTACCGAACTTCACATCAAACTGGAGGCGATGTAACAATGAGCATCTTAGTGGTTTCAAACCTGATAACTGGACTGCTTTCCACAGCAATAGGTGGAGCAGCGGTCGCAGTCTATTATCGCAGATTTTCCGTGTTACGCACCGAAGTTACGAAGCTTGTCGCTGAGGATGTGAACAAAGTCCTTAACGACCTGCGGGCGGATGAGAAGAACGCGGCGATTCACCCCTATGCTCTGTTGCAGAGAGTGAAAAGCGAACTTGCAAAATTGTAAGTAGAAATCGGAAAAATCCGTAGTTTTCCGGTGAACTGCTTCATTAATGCAAGTTAATTCCAAACTACGTGAACAAGAATAGAGGCCAGGTATGGCAGCAGGAGATTTCAACACACTACCACTCGCGGAACTGGGTCAGATTCGTATCATCGATCTGCCCGGTGCAGTCCCTCCTGGCGAACTCGCCCTCCCCATCGGCCAAAATGACGTTGGATTCCCTGATCAGGAACGTTCCGATGTCAGTATGCTCAAGGAGGCGACACAAAACCGCCTTCTTTCTGAAGCATTTGAAGCCTCTCGCGGCCTAATCGGCAACTGGAACCTCGCCGAACTCATGCTTCGCGCCTATGTTGAGCCAATCAAGTGGAAGGGCAGTGATCAATACCGCTCTCACTTGGGCTTACCCATCCTAGCAGAGCATATGTACAGCATGTTGGGTGTTGTTCAACAGACTCTCTTTGCTGGATACAACCCTTTCTCTCTCGATCCCACTTCGGGCACTGATATAGACACCGCCGCCGCCGAAACTGCCTTGGTTCGCGCTCAATTCAAGATGGCAGGCTTCAAAGGCATGACTTTCAAGCAGGAAATGCGCCATGTGACCTATGACGGCCTGCTTTACGGTACCGGCGCGGCCCATTATGGCTGGGAAACCTATCGTCTTGAAGTCAAAAAGATGCGGAACAAGCATCAGGGCACAAGTGTTGCCGTCGAAGGGGGAGCAGTCAATATTCCCCAGGGTGCGACTGATGACATCGAAGAATATGTTGATCACATCATTGAATTCAATCAGGCCAAGTTCGAGCACGTTCCCATCCGTCGTCTCCGCGTAGATCCCTCCTGCCGTCGTGAAATAGCCACCGCTGGTTGGGCCGGTCGTCTGATTTATGTCAGCACTTATTGGTTGGACCAGCATCGTGACACGGAAGGATACGACATTCCCAGTCGCGAAGACCTCATCAAGCTGACCACGCCACAGAAGCAGGACACCACCAGCGTCAATGTTCTGGATACCCAGGGTGCCAACACTGGAAACCCGATCTTCCAGCAAGCTGTGACGCCGCAGAAGGCGTATCCGGAGAACTACGATTACAGCAAGTCTGATCCTCTGGCTAAGGAATGGGAGATTTTCGACTACTGGACTCCTACCCGTCATTGCATGGTGCTGGAAGGACAGAAACAGATCTTCAACGGATCGCATACTGAGGGAAAGGTTCCGTTCCTGAGCTTCACATTCCGTGAGGCTCCCGATAGCTTCTACGGCTATGGGATGGGCTTCTGGCTAACCGACTATCAGCGCATAGCGCAAGGGTTGGTGAACGCTTTCTTCGATGACGTCAACCTGAACTTGATGGGAACCTACACAACCGACGCGGGCATGAACAACACCGCTCAGGCGCAGTGGATCTTCCCTGGCAAGATCATGAAGACCGATCCGGGTAAGAAGATTGAGCCTTTGACTCGCAACAGCATCGGGATGGAACCTCTCGGAATCATCGAGCAGGTCAAGTCTTGGGCCGTGGCGATCTCCGGCGCGGGCGTCAATGCCCAAGGCGTCAACCCTGGTAAGACGGGTGATATGCGCACGGGCGCGGGCGTTGAAGCCATGACTTCCGGCGAGAACGTCAAATCCACAGATTTGATTGACCAGATTTCAGATCTCATGTTTGTGCCGTTCATCGAATACATTATCCGGCAGAACCACAAACTGAAGCCGTCTCAGATCAAGACTTGGCTCAGCGATGAGCTTGCTGCCTCTTACAAGAAGGTTGATCCGCTGTCTGTCATCAATGGACAGTATAAGGTGACGGTCTCTGCTGCTTCGCGCCTCAGGGCGCGTCAGCAACTGAACCAGGTCATGGGCTTCATCCAGACTTTGGTGCAGGCACCGGGCACGGTAGAACTGCTGGGAGTTCAGGCTCTCAAGTTCGACGCGGCGGAGTTCCTCAAAGCCGTTTTGGATAGCTCTGGTGTTCCGTACCGCGAGAATTTCATCAAGCCGATGTCCGATGAGGACAAGCAACGTTACGCAGCTTCGCAGAACCAGCCGCCTCCGATGGCACAGAAGGTTCAGTTGGAGACAGATGCCAAGAAAGAGGTTGATAACAACCAGGCGGAGAACCGCATGCTGTTGGAGACCGCTAAACACGTCAACCAGTCGAAGCAGAACGAACAGACTCATGGGCAATCACTAGAACAGGATGCCCTGAATCGTGTTCAGAGACAAGGTTTGATGGCCAGTGACAAAGCCGCCGGAGGAGCTCAAGAATGATAACTCTTGATAATCCGTACGAAGCACGCACGACTCTTCCAATTGATCGGGCGAACCGTTTGCTCGCTCTTCGTGGCCATCCGGGATTCCAAGACCTTATCGCGATCTCTCTTCAGACCGTGAAGGCGGCGGAAGCCGCCGTGGTTGACTATGACGGATGGGATAAGGATGAGTTAGTGGCGCGGAGCATTGCTTTCCGCGCTGCGAAACGGTCCCACGAGATGCTTTTCGTGAACATGGCCGCTGTGATTCAGAACGGCATCACGGAAGCTGTGCAGCTCCGAGATGAACAGGTGGCTGCGCTGCCCAACGACAAAAAGAGTGCTGAGATGGCCGATGAGCTTCGTGCTCTGGTGCTGGAACAGATGAAGGATGACAAATACGAGACCCGCATCCCGGGTTCTTACTAGGAGAAACAAAATGCCAGAAGCAATTGAAATGCGCCCCGAAGGTGTTGAACTCGAAGTCAACGACGATATGACCAAGGCGTTGGAAGCCGCCGTCTCGCCGGAGGAAATCAAGCAGATCATCGCACAGGAAGCGGCGAAGCAGAATATCGTCATTCCTCGTGACAATAAAGGTCGCTTCGTTCCGGTGGCGGAGAAGAAAGAAACCGCTCCTGCTGACAAGAAGGACGACGAGACTTTCGTCTATTCCGATGATTTCTCAATTGGTGGGAAGGACTACCACTTTGAAGGTGACTCTCCTGCCGACATCAATCGTCAGGTGAAGGCTGCCATCGCCGCTCATGAGAACGCCACCAAGCCGGTTCAGCAACAGACCGCAACCGTCGATGGGGCCAAGGCGAAGCAGGACGAACTCCTGGCTCTGCAACTCGATGTTATGAGTGGCAAGATCACCATGGACGAATACATCGTCAAGTCTGGCGCTGTCGACAAGTATCTCCAGAGCAAAGGCATCAACACTAGTGAACTGAAAGAGTTGGTGGATGAGAAGAAAAACGCCAAAGAAGTCGGTTCCTGGGAAGCGGCCACGGCTGAATTCCTGAAGTTGGAAGGAAACGATTGGCCCGGTGGTGACCAGAACCTCAAAGTCATGGGGTACAAACTGGCGGAGTTGGGTCTCAATGGCAAGCCGTCTGCTGACAGTCTGCAAAAGGCGTATGACGCCATGAAAGCGGACAACATGGTTTTCGCGGTTGCCCCACCGGCAGAAGAGCCGAAGCTCAAGAAGAAAGCAGCCAGTTCATCGGCTTTCGGAGTTAGCGGTGGCGATAGTCGCAGAGACGCGGCGCAAGTTCATACCTCAGCAGTGGTTCCTACGATCACCCCGGATATGTCTCCTCGGGACATAATGGAAGCCTTCAAAGCGGCAGCTCAGGCACAGGGAATTCATCCTGACGAGTTGATTAGGCAGGCGCAAAGATAAATTTTCTAACTACGCCACCCCTCATTAGTGAGGTAATTTTCTTATGCCAAGCCTAGCACCCGGCGTCCAGTCGAATACTCTGGCAGCCTTTCCGCAAATTGCTTACGACCGAACCGCCGTTATGGAATGGCAGTTCAATACACCGGCCCTTGAAGAGCTCTGCGACTTCCGTCCGCTAGCTCGCCGTTCTGGCCGCACGATTCAGTTCTATGGTCAACAGCCCTTCGCCGCCGCCTCCGGCTCGGTCTCGGAAGCTGTTCCGCCTCCGTCCCTCAGCTTGTCTCAGGTTTTCAGCGATGCGTATGCTGATGAATTTGCTGACTGGCTAGGAATCGACAACGTGGCTCAGTCGATGTTCCTAGCTGACGTCACGCTGGATGCTTCCCGCAACCTGTCCTACCGTGGAGCATTGACTGGCAACTCGGTTGCCTTCAACGCATTCGAGTCCGCTGCCGCCGCGCAATCCGCCGCCCGCATCGATCTCTCCGACAACCAGTTCCTGCTTTCCAACACGATCCGCAAGGGTGAGGCTCAGTTGATGGGCAACGCCGTCCCGGGCCGCGATGGTGGAATGTACTCGACCGTAATGCATCCGTTCATGGTTTATGACTTCATGTCGGACAACAGCGCGGGTTCGGCTGTCGATACACTGAAGCGTTCTGATTCCGGCGCTGCCGTCCTGAAGGGCGACATGGCGCGTGGCTATCAGGTTCTGGAATGGGCTGGATGCCGCATTATCCGCACCCCAACCGTTCCGTCTTACTCGAACTATCCGTCCAGTGGCAAAACAGGCTATGCCTGCTACACCGTAGGCCGCGAAGCGATGCTGGCTTCTGAGCTGATGGGACAGAAGGTTCCGCGCAACCCGAGCTTCAAAGTCAACGTGAAGTATTTCGGGGACAACGACATCGACCTGTCCAACCCCTGCCTCCAGACTCGTGCGATCGTCTCGTATGACTGGTTCCTGGGTGTTGTGGCCCGTCCGAACACCAACGGCACTCCGGGCTTCCGCCGCGTGCGCGCTGAAGTTTCGGCTGTCTAACTTTCTAGGGCGGTTATCGCTATAGCCGCCCAAAGAACTTTTTGAAAAGGAAAAACCATGAACTCACCTCTCGTTATCGCAGCGCAAGTAGCTGGAAGCATCCAGAACACTCTCGCAGCTAATGCCACTGGCACCAGCACAACCGAAACCGCATTTCAGGTCAATGGCAACTCCATTGCCGGCATCGCGGCTAAGGTTTCTCCTGTTGGTATCGGCAACACCGGCATTTTCGTCGCTGGACAGTATGCTCTGAGCACGCTCGCGAGCACGGGTCTCCCGTTCCGCGTTCGTCTCTGGGGCTTTGCCAAGAGCGGCGGCACACAGAACTTGACTATCGCTCTCTACCAGGTGCCTGCGGCTTCCATTTCTGGCCTGACTGCCACGTCCTTCACGGGCGCGACTGCCATCGCCACAACTGGCGCCAAGGCTGTGAACTCGACTTCGGGCGCATTCTACCTTGACGTAATTTGTCAGGGCGTGGCCGAATCGACGACCGCTGTAACTCTTCAGGGCGTCCAGGGCGTCGCCGTTGTCAACAACAGCGCCGTTGCTGCAGCCGCGATCACTTCGGTGGCCAGCCTGCAGGGTGAACCTGACTTCAACTTCTTCGTTACCTCGACCCTTTCGGGCGGCAACACGGGAGATGTGGTCACACTGTCCGGCCTCCAGATCGAGCTGGTCGGGTAAGATTTTCTCCTAAGAAAGAACTTAAGGGGCGAAGCGGAACCTTCCGCCCGCCCCTTTTGTTTAAGAAGGACGACATGGATCAACTTCCCGCAAACTTGATATTCCAGAAGCCCCTCGGGTATTTAGTCCGTCATGGTTCGACCGAGGCCAATACTGATAACTGCTTTCGCGGCTGGATTGATTTTCCTCTAGACGATGAGGGTCGTCAGGCTGCGGAGGCCGTCCAGAACTTCTTCTCATACGAACGGTTGGGCCGGGTGTTCTGCTCTGATCTAAGTCGCGCTGTCCAGACAGCACAGTACATCATGGATGGTGGAAATGTCTGTTGCCCGTATCTTTCTGTAGAACCGTCCTTGCGCCCTTGGAACATCGGGGACTTCGCTGGACAGAAGAAATCGAAGGCCACTTTGGACAAATTCCACAAGTATGTGGAAGATTCATCCCTTGTGATTCCTGAAGGTGAATCCCTGGATCAATTCCGTCATCGCAACCAGATCATCATGGATTATTTGGCTGTTCCCTACGAGGGATACCCGAACGTCATCGTCGCTCACACCTCCAACCTCACGGCTTGCCAGCATTGCGCCGAAGAACAGAACGAAGCGCAGGAAGAGGAATCGGACATCGTCGGACCCGGTGGCATAGTTGCCGTCTATCTCATCAACAACCAATTGCAATTTGTTCCGCGCCTTGGCAGTATTAGTGTATCAGAACCAACTGGAGTGTCGTAAGTGGCGAACGTGCTGCCTTCACATTTCGATTCCGCTGATTTCCTGCCCGCTGAACAGGCCATAGCCCGTTACAAAGCAGAGAAAATCGAGCCTCAACTCGATAAGTATCGTCTCTGGGATCATGAATCCTTCAAGGATTTCGAGCAGCGCAAGGGCAAAGTGGTCCACTCCAGCCGATTCATTCACAAGCTCCGTCAGTTGAACCCCCGTATTATCGTTCAACGTCAGATCAACTATCCTGACGACTGGGGTCTCTACATACATCGTGATAACCATCTCGTGTATCTGACAGGTCTCAGCAAGGGATGGCTTACTGAGTTCTCCTACACTACCGTGGATGAGGCGAACCTGCCTTCCGATCCACGGTGGGGTTGGAGACATGTGTTGGTTCGTCTGATGAGCAAAGGCGTTCTCTCCTGGGCTACCGTACTGCGGGAGTTCGGCAATTGCCAGAACGCTAACTCAGATCGTTGGATGATGTACACGCAACCTTTCCGCAGCCGCCAGGCCAGCGGTATCGTCCATGGGAATCTGAAAGCTCACTTCGTTGATTGACGCTTTCCACAGATTCGTTAATTCGTATTAAAAACCAAATATGGGTTGCTCACATAGAGGTCCAATTCTATGGCTGAGCCGAAACCTGTAACTCCTGAAGATCCCAACCGTGCAATGATCCGTGACGTCGTCAAAGAATTGTTCAAGGAGATGGGTCCCATCCTCCAGTCCATCGCCCTGACGCCGGAGAAACTCCGCGAGGCTCAGAAGCCTTATGAGGATCCCCTCCAGATCGCCCGCGAACTACACGAACAAGAGAACTGGCGGCAGCAGGAGCGCGACAAGGAGAAAAACAAAGCAGACCTGCAGGCGCACTGCACCCACAAGGACAAGAACGGCAAGTGGAATGTCAGTTTGCAACACAACTGGCACGACATGCAGCCTCGCGGTATCTGCAAGATCTGTGGATTGTTCATTCACCCGGCTTACTGGGATTTCCGCCCGGAAGCTGACGCCAAGGGCGTCGTGAAGGACAAGGCGTACATCGTTCCAGAGCACAAGCTCTATTACATCGTGCGGGAACTCGAAACCTTCTCCTAAACCGGAGCGCCATGAAGGCTCCCTACAAAGTAGATATGCAGAACTTCCCGTCCGGATTCATCCGGGCGTATGAGGCTCTGTCCCCCGAAGCCAAGGAGAAATGGCTCGCTGACCGCTACCGGGCGCTCACGGACGGTCTCTACCTTGGCTCCGAAGTCTTAGGCATGGACTTTCAGGACATCCCTCATCGCTGGCTATTCGCCAAAATGCTCAAGAAACAACCGGGCATTCCTCTCTATGACCTGGACATAGTCAAAAAGAAGCGGATGATCCTGTGGTCTCGAGGTACCTTCAAGACCTCGGCTGTCATCGTAGAGATCGCCCAACTCATTCTCAATTATCCCAGCATCCGTATCTGCTTCCTAACGGGCGGCGATATGCTGGCCAAGCGCCAACTAGACCGCGTGAAGCGCGTCTTTGAGCGTCCCACCAAGAAATTCCGTGAACTATTCCCAGAGTTCTGCGGCGAAAAGCTCGGCAACATGAGTGAGTTCACGGTTCCTTGTCGCAAAGACGACATGTTCGCCGAACCGACCATGGCGACTACTACAGCCCGTAGCGTCAAGGCCGGGTCCCACTTTGATGTGATCTTCGTAGACGACTTGGTCAACGACCAGAACTATCGCAGCATCAAGGCTCTCCAGAAATGTATTCAGGACTACAAGGACGTCTGCCCGTTGCTCGCTCCTGATGGTTTCATCTACGTCACGGGCACGCGGTACTCGTTCGGGGATTTGTACGAGAACATCCAAGAACTGATCAAGAAAGAGATGGAAGAAGTAGGTACGAATCCCTGGATAGTGACCATCAAATCCTGCTGGGTCAAGATCTGCAAGACTTGCGGGCACAGGGACATCGAGCATGACTTCGACAGCAACTTGATCGAGCATCCCTGCGCTCTCAAGTGTAAGTGCAAGCAGTTCGTGGATAGCGGCGGCCAGAGCGTTCTCTTCCCGAAGTTCCGCTGCCGTGACGGACGTACAGAGGGGCACAGTCCAGAGTTCCTGAACGCTGAGCGAATCCGTCTAGGCGCAGAGTTCTTCGCTTGTTTCCCCGCTGGATCTCCAGTGCTTCGCGCAGACTGGACGGAAACTCCTGTTGAGAAGTTGAAGGTGGGAGATGAGATTGTTGGATTCTCTAAAGGACTTGAAAGGGCTGTGGTCCAACATGTTCACGTGGAACGCTCCAAAGTGGTGAGAATAACCACGAACACCGGCAGGGTGTTCTGTTGTTCTCCTGACCATAAATTTCTCCGGGAGCCAAATGGAATGCCTCGAAAGTATGGGATTCTTTACCTGGGAAGTGAAGTTGTATCCGTGTACAAACCTGCTCCTTCCCCCTCAGCTTCTCAACAAAGAGATCTCGATTGGCTAGGGGGAATCTTAGATGGAGAAAGTGATGGGACGGGTATAGCTCAATCGCTCAAGGCTAATCCTGAAGTTCACAAAAGAATCGGAGAGGTCCTCAATCGTTTAGACATAGACTTTAATCTAGCCGCAGGCCGTGGGGGGTATTCAGATACGCCTTGTGATATTTTTGAAATGAGAGGAGGACGTTCTCTTCTCGTAAGGCTATTACGCGATTGTAATATGGCAAAAATATCAAGATTTGTGAAGTCCTTATGGTCTTCTTCAGGGCACATCGCAGAAACCTCAGGTCGAGGGGGACGCGGTCACTCTCTAGAAAGAGTGATCAGAATAGAAGATCTGGGTGAAGACACAGTCTACAATATTCAAAGCAGTTCTGGGAACTTTGTATGTCATGGTTGCGCGGTCAAGAATTGTCAGTATGAAAACAATCCTATTGCCTCAGGCGAACAGACGTTCACGGAGGAGCTACTCGGGAAGCAGACCGTTTGGCATGAGAATCAGTACCCTACCGCGCTTCAGGCTCATTGCTTCATCGTTGGTGACTTGAGCTATGTTGGAGACGACCATCGAGACTTGAGCGTCCTCTACGTTGTGCGTTACTTCATGGGACAACTCTATGTGGTAGATTGCGATTTTGGCAAGTGGGATTCATGGTCTACAGCGCAACATCTCTTCGCGCTCATTCTGAAGCATCGCCCGCACATCATCTGGTTGGAGCGGTTCTTGGGCTGGGAAGCCTATCAGACTGTCTTCGACATCTTCGCCCGCGACAATAACATCCAGAAGTTCCCGGTCGAATGGCACAAGATGACCAACCTGGAGGGCGCGAAGCGCGTCCGCATCGGCGCTATCAAAGGCGTATTGAGTCAGCGACGTCTTTGGATTGTTGGACTCATCTTGGGTTATGAGCAGCTCTGTGATCAACTAAAGAAATGGCCGAAGTTAGGCCGCCATGATGACTTCGCAGATTGTCTGGGCCTAGTCTGTGAGGTTCCATCGGGCTTCCAGTTGGACAAACTGCCGAAGATAGCGGATGGCAGTAACCAATCGTTTATCCGCAAACTCCATCAGGTGAAGGAGGATGAGTCGTATGACACCCGTATCCCCGGTTCCTACTGATCCCGATATGCAGCTGGTGGGTATCCCTCTCCCCAGTCTGACGGCCATCTGTCTGACTGCTAATCGCCCTGAGTATCTCCCTCTTGCCATAGAGTGCTTTCTCCTCAGCGATTATCCCAACAAGAAACTTCTGGTTTTGGATACCGGCAACGATCCCGTGAGTGATTTCGGCTTGATTCCCAGTGATCCTCAAATCACCTACATTCACTCTCTTCCTTTGAGCCATGGAGCATTACTGAACACAGCCGTACAGCGGTCTGATAGTGACATCTGTGTGATTACCGATGATGATGATTGGTACCCGCCCTCCCGCATAACAGAACAAGCTCGTGCTCTCGAGGAATCGGAAACCGCCGCTCTCGTAGCCTATCGGAAGATGTTGTTCTATGAGGTGGAAACCGGAGATGTTTATCAGTACACCGGTCCTGATTGGTACGGAACAGGGAATAGCCAGTGTTTCTACCGTTCCTTCTGGGAGCTCAATCCCTTCTCAGAACAGCCGTGCCCGGATACTCTCTTCTGGGAAGCTGCTCGTAAGCAAGGTGTCACTCTTGTTCTGGGGGATGGCCTGATGGTGGCCCGAGCGCATCGGGATAGCACCTGCCCACCCTGCTGGCGTGCACATAACTTCCAGAGAATTGAGACCCCTGTTTTTCCCGAGGGGTTTGAACTCACGCCTAAGGACATCAAGGAGCTGACTCCACAGAAGCATCCTTACGCTCAAGGCTTGTTGACGTACCGACCCAAATTGAGGCCCCTCACATAGATGCCACTTGTTTTCTAACTACCGCACCCTATAGCGAGGTTCAATTTTATGCCCGTTGCATGGTCCAAAGGTTACACTTCTTCAGCACGTCTTGCGGTTCCCGTTTCTGCTTACCAGAGCATCCAGTCCGGCGATTTCGGTGTGACACAACCCGCGATCCCGACCTTGGCGACGGCGACTTCAGCCGTCTGGTACATCCAGGTCTCCTCGGCTTTCCGCGTCTACAAGCCGGTTCAGGTGATTCGTCCCGCGCAGAATCTTGATCCCAGCGGCATTCTTGTGGGCAACTTCCAGTGCGTAGCTCCGGTTGATCCAGGCCGCCTGACGGCGATCACCTCTGCCAGCAACACGTACATGTACATCCAGGGTTTCCTGTACCTCTGCACTACGTCAGGAACCACGGCTGCCAAGATGCCGGTTCTGAACCAGGCTGCTGGCGCGACTACGACTGACGGCACCGCCGTCTGGACGTCGCAGGGCCGCCAGGTGCTCATCGAAGCACAGGTATACAGCGTGAAATCGCAGTCACCAGCCGTTGGACCGACCGCGCAGGAATACGGCCTGTTCCAACAATGATCAAAGAATTGTAGCAGTCCGGGAGAGAGCATCAAGAGGGCGGGGCGAATACGCCCTGTCCTCTTTTCTTTGTTCGCTATAGAAACGGGTACAGGTACCTAAAAATGTCCAATCCTTTGATTACACAGACTACCACCCTTGGAAAAATTGCGGATGGTTTAAGGATTCACACCAAGCTGCAGAACTTCTTCGGCATCGGTGGCGTGAACGGCGAGCCGATGTCAAGCATCGCAAATCGCGTGATGCAGATGTTGCTCACCAAGCGCATGCCTTGGACCTTCAACGTGGATGAGTATGCTCCATTCCCCTGGGGAACCGGCAACTTCATGGTGTGTCAGCCTGGATTCCAGGACATCAAATTCGCGGGTGCGTCGGTCTTCGTTCTGCTCCCACAGTCTTTCAATGGTCTGACAAGCAACATGCCCGTGGGCGGCGTCGGGGTTGATCTCCAGTCCACTGTGAAGACAATTGATGGCAACACTTACACGTATCCACCGATCAACGGCGGAACTAATGCCGTGAGCATCGATCCTGTAACTGGGATCATCAGTGTGCAGACGCTCGATCCTCACCCCTATCAGACGCAGAGCATCGGCGGCCCACAGGCGTTCCTGACCGGCATCGTCAACCCGGCCTTCAACTCTGTCTACACATACAACAACATCATCAGCACAGCGCGATGGACGCAGGGATTCAACTTTGTCGCGCTTGACGGTCCGAACAACTTCACGCTTCAGGGCATTCAGGGGCAGCAATACGCTTCGCTGACCGCGATCAGCGCAACGAATGGCATCACCACGGTGGCGGTGCCCAACGCGATGTCGAAGGGTGATGTGATGACTTTCTCGTCCGTGGCAACAAACACGGGCTTGAACAGCGTTACGGTCACGCTTCTCACCGCTTCGAGCACGCAGGTGACGTTTGCCACTCCTGACGGACTGAATATCACCAACGGTGCAGATACCGGCTACATCTTTGCGGCCCCCTCGGGCGCGGCGGGTATCTTCAACTTCAGTTGGCTACAAGCAGCTGACGTATTTGACATGAATTCGCTGGCGTTCCCGCCACCTATTGACCAGGCGAAGGCTGTTCATCGCAAAGCGAAGGAATACACGACCACAGGCGACAAACTCGAGATCGCTCCGGTCGTCGATTACAACAACGGTGTGATCAAGTTCCGTCTCACGGAGCCTCTAGGAACCTATCCCTGGGGATTCTGTCTCAGCATCCAGCGCCGTGCATCTACCATGAGCCAACGTGGTGACGTCTTCCCGTGGCCCGATGAGCTACAGTTCGTCATCTTTGAGATGTGTCTGTGGCAGGGAATGCGACAGGCTTACGGTATCAGCTCTGCCGAAACCATGGCACAGATGCAGATCGCAATGGGTGCGGTTATGGCTGCTCTAGAGTCGCAGGATCGTGAAGATAACACTCAGTCACTCACTCCTGACTGGTCTCTAATGCGGTAGGTAAGATTTACTAGGTAGATTTTACCTACTACAAACAGCTTTCCGAACCTCTATTAGAGCCTTGCTCTAACAGAGACAATTCATGCCAAAACCACCGACTCCGCGTCCAGTGGAAATTCCTTTCTTCGGAACGGGTTTCTATACCTATCGCAGCCAGCTGTACATGCCCTTCCGCTCGATGGGCGTGAACATCATCAGCTATCACGACAGCGTTCTGGATGGCGCGGACTTCGAGCTTACTGATTTGATGGAATGGCAGCAGCGCCCCGGCTTCACCAAGTTCTGCACGCAGAAGCTTGCCACAGATGAGGTCATCAATCAGTTCTACTCCGCGCGAGCACTTAATTCGACTCTGTTGCCCTTGTTTGATTCCAACCAGAGATTGGCGACGTTTGGTGCCAATAGCATCACCACACTTTACAACAAAAGCACGACAGATCCAGGGTTTATCACACAAGTCGGTGACACCACATATTTCTGTGATGGAGCCGACGCTATTCGTTACGATCAGATTTATGGCGTAGGCCCCATTGGCATCTCTACTCCTACTTTCTCGCCATCTGCAGCAACCGTGGGTGGTTGGTCTCCCAGCACTTTCTATCCTCTCAATTCTGTCCTACTGGATTACAACGGCAACGTGGAGTACACCGGAACTTACATTTCTGGTGTTTCCGCAACAGCCAACAGTGGGGTCATAAATCCGCTCACCGTGGCCCAGGTAGGCAGCGGGTGGAATTACACATCTAAACTCGTCAACCCGACGGGAGCCAATCATCCCCTCGGTAACGCGGCACAGTCAAATGACGTGACGTCGATGGTCTACATCAACAACTCCTCCGGCGGAGTTCCCTCGGCCAACCAGGTCCCTGCCTCTGCCATCGTGCTGGGTGTCGCCGTGAACTTTTGGGGCAACGCAGAATATGGATCCGATACGACGGGTTACATTCGTGTCCGTTTACTCAACGGTACCACACAGCTTGGGCAATCAAAGGATGTACAGGTACCCCAGGGGACACACAATGGGGTAGGGAACTTTGCCAGTGTTACTCCAGGCGGCGCATATGACCAGTGGGGTAATCAGCCCATTTTGACCCCCGCCATCGTTAACAGCGGAAATTTCGGCATAGGATTTTCTGCCCCGTTTGGACGGGTGTACGGTTACAACGTGACGTGGACAGTGTATTACACTTTCCCCGGCAGTGGTTCAGGCACCAGTGGCACCAGCGGACCTTCTCTCCCTGTGTGGTCAGCCATCCCCGGTAGTTCAACACCGGATGGCTCCTCTCTTCGCTGGCAGAATCTGGGCTCGATAGGTCAATGGCTACCTGGTGTGGCTTACACATTCCCGAGTGTTATTCTGGATCCCTACGGCAACCTACAGCTCTTAACTGGCGCTCCATCTGTGGCTGTTTACAATGACAGTTCAACATATGGCAGCGGTGACGTTGTAGCGTACGGTGGGTTATTTTGGACGTCGCAGCAGTCACAATCGGGAAATCCTCCGAATAGTAGCACCACGAAATCAACTTCCAGTGGCAGCACAACCACTTTTGACTACAACTGGGTCCAAACGGGTAATCCCATCACCAGCGGTAGCATCAACCCACCTTGGAGTCTCACTCCGCAAACCGTGACCATAGATGGACCCTTGACTTGGACGAACATTGGGCCAGGAACCATTGTTGTGAGCGCCGGGTACTCCTGGGGCGTGTGTGTACGCACGTTGGATGGGCACTTGAGTACAATGACCAGTCCGACGTTAAACACCGGCCCAATCCTAGGTGGGGCAGCGTTGGCCCCAACACAGACGAGCGCTTGGAGTCTGACTTCAAACCAGGCAACATTCCTAGGCAACCAAACATTTACAGTTGGGGAATTTATCTACATCACAGGGCTCACGGTAGGCACCTTCATGAATGAGCTACCGTTCAAAGTAGTCGCAGCGGTTCCCCCGGGCAACTTCATCATCACCAAAATTGCTCTAACCAGCAACACGGTGACTATCACCTGCAGCAACTCGCTTATTGCAGGGCAAAAGGTGACTATCTCGGGCGTGGGAACGGCGACTTGGCTTAATGGTGCTACCTTGACTGTGCTAGCTACCGGCCTGACAAGTGCACAATTCACGGCAAGTTTTACCCACGCAAACTACGGCAGCACGTTGGACATCGGTACTGTAACCTCGGTCTCTCAGTTCACCATTGGCGTGACTCATGCTGATGTCAGCACTGTGTACGAGGTAGGAACCGTCATCCCCGTTGTGGCGCTTGTGTCGGGACAAGGTCTCGCTGATTCACGCACAACATACTCCACAAGCATCTCTGAGGTGGGGGTTGTAAACGGATTGGTCACGATCACCGCGAACAACACCTTCTTTCCTGGCACCACAGTGCAACTCAGTGATGTGAACACAGCGACATTTCTCAATGGTCTTTCCGCTATTATCGAGACTGCCACTCCCACTCAATTCACAGTCCAGCTTTTCGGCACCCAAGCGAACCTGAACTACACGCAAGTCGGCGATACGGGCACAGCCACGTTTGCCAGTCTTGAAGTTTATCGCACGGCGGACGGTGGGGGCATCTGGTATTATGCGGGAGCAATCATCAATCCAGGTGCAGGGAATGCATGGCAATTTGTAGACGTGATTCCTGACATTGACTTGACGACTGATCTTGTAGCACCGATAAGTCATCTCAACGACCCACCCGTAGGACAACCGGGTTCAATTGCCGCTCCCTCAATACCGGGAACTGTGCTTGCTTACTGGCAAGGGCGTCTGTGGATGGCATCAGGTCAGTATCTCTACTTTGACGCGGGTATCGACTGCCTCAATGGTGATCCCCACCAATCGTGGCCGCCTGCGAACCGCTTCGAATACGCAGGGCAAATTGTCGCATTGACACCATTGGGACATGGTGGAATGTTGGTTTGGATGAGTGATCGTCTGGGCATCGTTGTAGGCGGCCCGCAGACGCTGACTTTCTACCCCGACACAATCATGCACAATTTCGGCATCGCTTCGGCAAATGCCATCTGGCAGGACGGTCAAACTCTGCATCTTATCAGCACGCAGGGGCAATCGTACCAGATGACTCTCAGAGAGAAGGAGTTAGAGGGACATTACATCAGTGATTTCATCGCCACCAACTTCCCACCCGCTGCATCTTACGTCACGGTACATCGCAATGGCAATGACGTCGGGTTGTTCCTGGCCAACGGCGCAACTACGGTACTCCGCCACGGCATCAATATTGGGGCGTGGTCAGTGCCTTACTACCCTGTGGGTGGCGTAGGTGCTCTAGCAAGTGTGGAGACAACCGTAGGCTTCTATTCGCTGTTGGCAGCTCCAACAGCGCCCGCTGGTTACATCATGGCGCGAAACTTGAGTGCCTGGGCTGATCTAGGTGGTCCATACACTTCAGCGTTCGCGACTAACGCCTGTGGCATCACCATCGGCAGCATCACGCTCTCGACGCCGGGAGAGGCTCTCTATCCGGTCCAGCACATCATTGGATATTTCGATGCTGTGGGGGTTAACGGTCTGGTGGATCAGCCTTCTATTGCCATTTTGCCCAACGAGATCAAGGGAACCAGTGGAATAGGTTTCATCCCGCTTCCTCAAGATCAGATCATACCGGAACCGCCAACGGGAGCTTTGCCCAGCACGACGCTTCAGCAGCTCCGCTTCCCCGTGAATATGATGAATTCACAGGCGTCACAGCTTATGCATCATCTTCAGGTAAAAATTACGTTCCCGAGCACCAATGCGCCCCACACCATCAAGGCGCTGGCAATCAAGGCGGATGACTAATGAGCATCTACGACATACTCGCTGCCAAACTTCAGGCTCAGCAAGCCACCACAGCCATCCCTGTGTCCATGTCCGGTGGTAGCATGTCGAAGCCAAGGGAGGCGATCGAGATCCCGGAAGGACCGAACATCACGCAACAGGTACAGCAACTGCGTGTTCCAACGTTGCCCTCACCGATTTCTACCCGGCTGCGTCCTCAGCCGCCGCGTCAGATCATCAGTGTGCCAAAACCAGTGCAGAATATTCGCATCCAGCGTAGCCCCATCGCAGGGACAAACAACGTTCGCGTGGATGTGCGTTTCGAGCGGGACCCGGCTGATACCAGCTTCCAGCAGGCGAACGTCTACCTGAAGCAAGGGGCTGGGAATCACAACTTCATGGCGCAGACCACGGGAACAACTGCCTCCTTTGTTACCAGCCGCTCATCGGCTTCTTCTGTGGTCACGGTACAGACCGCTAGTAACACCGGTTCGAATCACATCGAGCATAGTCCGTCCCGCTCCGTCAACCTGCTCTAATTCTCCGACTTTACACCCCATAGTAGGGGTGCCCCTTGTTAGAATTTAATTCTGAACGTCTGAAAGGTTTCACAGTCAGGTTGGCAGAACCCGAGGATTCTCCGGATTTTGCTTGCTGGGTTGCCGAAAATTCCCAGATTCCTCAGAAAGATTTACTCTCCGCAACTAAGGATAAAAACCCGACAACGGTAGTTCTTGTCGTTGAGAAAAATGGCAAACGTGTCCTCTTTGTCCCTGTCTATTGCCAGATGAACATTGGCTTCCTAGGATTTAATCCGGATGCCAGCAAGGCAGAGAAGTTACTTGGCATGGAATTCATGGAGTTTGCTCTGTGTGGTTGGGCGGGTGGACATGGTGTCAACGAGATCACAGTGCAAACGGCTAAAGACTACCCTGTTGCCCGTTGGGCTATTCAACACGATTTTGAGCCAGAGAACAGACAAACTTACAAGTTGAGAGTCCCAGAAGTCCTTGAGCCTGAACTGTTAGAGCAGTTAAGGGAGGCCATGGCATGCGGAAAATAATTAGCGCTTCAGAAATCTTCATCCAACGACTTGACCGTTGGTGCTATTGCTCCGCTGCCAATCCGACGGAAGAAGCCAACTTGAAAAGTCAAATGGAAATGACATCCATGCTGAAGGAAGATTATTCAGTCACGTTCGCGAAGAATCAGGCCATCCTCGGCAATTTGACCACCACTCTCAACAATCAGATTGCAAAGCCACAAGGTTACGCGCCGGATGAGTTAGCCGCGATGCGAACACAGGCGATGGATACGACCACTCGTCAGTTTGCCGGGGCTAAGGCGGGCGCGGCGATTGGCGCGGCGCGTTACGGCGGCGACGTTGCCAGCGGTGTTACGGCTCAGACAGTGGGTGGAGTTGCTGCGACTGAAGCCGCGACTCAGGCAAGTGAGCAAAGCGCCATCACGCAATCGAACGCTGCCTTGAAGCGTCAGAATTACTGGAAAGGCATTCAAGGACTTCAGGACGTTGCGTCCGGATACAGCCCAACCGGATACGCCGGAGCTGAGATCGGTTCCAGCAACGCTACAACATCAGCCGCAAAAGAAGTCAGCGCGGAAAAGGAACAAGGATTCCAGAACGCCATGGCCATGGTCAAAGCTGGCACCAGCATCGCCACCGGCGCTATGGGCGGCATGGGCATTGGAAACTTCGGTTAAAGGATGGTTATGGCAGATCAAGCACAAGCACCAGAAACAGCCGCGCTACCTCAGGCACCCACAGCGCCGCTCCCTACTCCTGTGCCTCCGGCTCCCGACATCAGCAATCTGGCCGGGGTCCGGAATCCTCCGGTGGGAGTCCCACAAGGGACAGCTCCCGCACCGGCATGGGCACAACGTCATGCTGGCCTAGTCAAAATGCTGGCTGGTTTAACTGTCGGCATCGATGCTGCGGCGACTTCGATGGCTACCAAAGGTCAAGAAGGCGGTGTCGAAGAAGTTCAGAACTACTTCCTGAAGCAGCAGCAAAATCAACGTGCTCAGCAACAGGCTGGTATCGAGAAACAAAAGGCTGCCCAAGAAGCCGATGAGCATGATTTGCGCATGAAAACCATGAACGCCAACATGCAAATCAATATGGCCTCCTTCGAGCACAACGTCAAGATGTGGGAAGGCGAGGAAAAGCAGAGCATGCTTAGAACTCGCGAAGAAATGACCAAGTCCATCATGGAAGCTCCTCAATTTGCGGGGATGAGTGATGAAGAGTTAGCAGCATACACCGGCCTATCTCCTGAGGAGAGAAGTGGAAAGGCTAATCCCAACGCTGGTCAAACAATGGCCAATCAGCCGGGAGTTATCACCAACACATTTACAAAAGAGCAAGACCAATCCTCTGTGATGAACAATACAGTGTCTGGAATTCCTCCAGGGAAGACACTTGGTGGCGATTACATGCCCGTGGTTGGCGGAGGGCACGGGAACAATGGACACATCACTTTGATCCCTGCTGACAATCCGATCCTGGATCGACCTGCTCCTCAACCCATGAAGACCGCGTTCCGAAATGCTTTAGACCTTGCGGAGAAACAAGCGGCAGCGGCAGGTGTTGATAAAGACCCAAGATTTGTGCAGGCCGATGCTAACGCCCAAAACATCATCAAGCAAATAGATGCGGGCAACCCTTCGCTGCGCCAGATGCAACAGCTCTATTTCTCCACCATTCCGACGATGACTTCCCTAGTTTCTAACAAAATGTCTGCCAACAAAATTGAAAAGGAGAACGCCGAAAATCAGGAGACACAGATCAGGGCTAAGCAGACTGCTCAAGCTGATGTGGCTTATCAGGCCCAACATCAAAAGGGGGAAGATTTCAACAGCTGGCAGACTCGTGTCAATGAAGAAGCCAAACGCAAAATTGATGAGGGCGACCCCAAAGCTGCGTCGGACATGATCAAGGCTGGTCTGATGGCTCCTTCCCAGGTGCTGGGACGCGTAGGAGCGTCTCGTCCGTTCCAGCAAGCGGTCATTCGTGAATTAGGTGGGTCGACCAATCTAATGAAGGCAGAAGCGCAGTATCGTTATGCCGAAAACCCACAGACTCAGAATACCCTGAACATGATTCAGGCTATGAATGATAAGGGTGGTTCAATCGAGATTGCCCAAACACAGTTCAATGCCATTCCTGGCAAGATTGATAACCAGGCATGGAACAAAATCGTGCAGGGTACACAAACTCAGTTCGGTGGGAAAGACATCGTTGGATTCCGTACCGCTATGTTGGGCCTCGCGGATGAGTATTCAAAGGTCATGGGTGGCGGTGTTTCGTCAGATACAGGACGCAAACAAGCTCTGGATCTGATTGGAGAGGCTTACAGCAAAGGCCAGGGAGCGCGGGCTATTGACGTTATTCATCAGGACATTGCTGCTCGTAAGAAAGCCATCGTCGGTGATAACCCGACACTTCAAGCTATGTTCCCGGATGCCCCGCTGCCTAAGACATCGACCAAGACACCAGCACAAGCTCCAAGTGATGAAGTGCTTAAGAATGGCGTGGTTATCGGTTACGTGGTCGAGGGGAAATACGTTGCGTTGGAGAGCAAGTAATGGCCGCTGCCGTCCAAATTGAAAAACCTTTGCAGAGTGGAGCAACCGATAACCCTGATGCTCCTCAGCCTGATGTTGCCCGGAATGAAGCGAGCTCTGAGGCTGCAGGATTTCCCGTGCGCCACATAGAAGGTTTGCCCGAAGGTGCGACGGTTCGTCCCTTGGCGACCCCAAAAATTCAGGGATTGCCCGAAGGTGCGACGGTTCGTCCTATTGTTCGTCCTGACTTCGCCCAGAACCCTCCGGGCGTGCAGCGTCCGGATGTCGGTATGCAACAGGTGGACATTACAGGCAAGCCTGTCAATACCCAAGCAGCGCTGGCTGGTGTTCCGGGCGGAAGTCCCAATGTCCAGCCAGCGACCGGACCGGCTGCCGACATAGCAATGGGCATGGGCAAGGGCGCTGGAGAGACTCTTCACACCGCTGGCGCGGTAGCTGGGAAAGTCCTACCTCAAACTTGGGGCGACCAGCTAGGATTACCCACATCCTTCAAGGAACCCGACTATCTCAAATCAGAAAATGGTTATGAAACAGCGGGCAAAGTGGGTGAGAACATTGCTGAGTTTGTGCTTGGTGACGAGGCCCTAAAAGGCTTGGCACTTACCGAGCGGATTGGACTCGCACAAAAGTTGGCGGGTCTCGCGAAGAACTCACCCTATCTCGCAAAGATACTTGAATTGGGAGTAAATGCCTCGCGCACTGGAACGGTGGGCGGCGTGCTAGCCTTAGCCCATGGAGCAACGCCTGCTGAAGCCGGAGAAGCCGCGATTGGAACAGGGCTACTCGGTGGCGCGTTGGAACTTCCGGGAGCATTGCGTGACGTTTATACGGCACCAGTCGCCGCCGCCAGAACAGCACAAGAAGGCATAGCCAAAATCGCAGGTGAGCGAGCCACAGAAGTGGCGGGTAAAGCTATCGAAGCTACTCCGACCGCTGCCGATCCCTATGCGTTACGAGCAGTAAGTGAAGCTCAAGTCGGAACATATAAAGAGGGCGCAAACGAACTCGATAGATTAAGCGCGGGTAAATTTTCTCAAGCTCAAGAAGACATCCAAGCCGCACGAAACGATTTTTCGGTCGATGGACGCAAGGCATACCGGGAAGCCACGGACCGTCTAGAGGGAATTGTCAACCTCTTCAAGCCCGCACTCACCGCAAAGGGAATCGATGCCGATGCGATGAATGCGAGCTATCGGGCTGCGATGGCGAATACCCGCATCGCGAGCAAGCTCATGCCAACCACGGAATCGGCGGCAATTTCAAAATTTTCCCCTGAAGGTGGGCTCGCTTCTCAAGTTAAGCATGGCAAACAACTTCAAGAAGCCATCCTCGACCTCGCTCAGAACGAGAAAGACTTGTTAGGCAAGGCTGGTTATACCTCCGAAGACATCAACAACATGACGAAGCTTGCCCGCGCCATTCCCGATGCTTCGGGCTCCAAAGGACTCGCACTTCTAAACCAGATTTTGGGAAAAGGACGTTCCCGACTTCCCGGAATTATGGGCGAATTGGGTACAACTGGATTAGGGGGGGCTATTGGTTATGGCAAAGGTGCAGATCAAGACAAACTGCAATCAACGCTAGAAGGAGCGGCAATTGGGGCGGCTTTCCCGATGGCTTTGAGTTATATCATCAAAAATCCTAAAGCGATGGATGCTTTGATACGCGGAGATGAGAGTGCGGCAACAAAGGAACTTGAACCTATTTGGCCGAAATTACAAGACCTCTGGAAGGATCAAGAAGGTTCGCTCAAGATTCCATTTACGGGGGGAAGGAAGACTGCGTCGGCTGCGGGGCTCACCGAAACCGAGGAACGGGCCAAGGCGTTCACTACGGCACAAGCACCTTACACGCAGGTGCCAAAAGTGGAAGAAGTCGCCCGCAATGCTAGCACAAAGCCCTTTGAAGTCACCGACGAAGATGTCAATGACTTCCTCAACAAGATAGGTGCGGGGCATCCAGCAGCGGGCACAAACGTGGAGTTGGTAAAACCCCACGCTGCTCCCAAATTCACAGGCGCTGAGACCCAGGCGGCTGCTAAGGACTTCCTGGAGAAGCTGGCTATGCGTCAGGCTGACGAAGCGGCTTATGAGAAGGGCGGCGGTGCGGTGTCCACCATCACTCATCACTATGAGCCAAGAACCGGAAAAGTAATCAAATTAGGAGAGAAATAATGCCTGACAACACCATAACTCCTGATACCCATCACATCATTGATATGGGGAAAGGCATTGGAACCATAGCTGTGCCAAAGACGACACCTTTGGAGCATGTGAATTCTATTGCTCAGAAAGTCTATGAGGCGCACCAGCCAGCAAACGATGAAGCTCCCGCGTTGGAGAATCAACCGGCACCTAAGATGCCTGACTTGCCTGCGGCCATTCCTGCGATGCCAAAAGAATTGGCGTATGAAAATCCTGAATTTCAGAAAACTTCTCAGGAAATCTGGAAGCTCCAAGGCTATGGACAACGGGAGACGGAATCGGCTTTCATAGTACACGGAGTTAGGCCAGATAAATCACTCATCGTGAGACGTGTTGAGGATTCTATGCAACGACACCACGATAGCTTCCCAGTGATGATCGGTGACACCGCTGTAGTTCACACGCATCCCAATTCAGTCGATTGGAAGCCATCAGATGATGACAAGAGGGTTGCTAATGAAAAGGGGATTGATATGTATGTCCTCTCTCAAAAGGGATTGACTCTTTATAAACCCCACACGAAAGAGCCAGTTCTCATTGCCGGTCCAGAATATCTGACTCCTGCAAAGATCACCGCCAAGATCAAAGGGTTGGAAGGATTGTCCGCTCCAGCAGGAAAATAATCGCTACGGGAACACTATATCAGTGAGGTGGTACTTTATGGCTTCAACAGCGGCAATCACGGATCAGGCAAAACAGGATTGGCTTAACGGCGTCCACCAACCCGGTGACACTTACACGGTCGCGCTCTACAATCCGGGCGCGCTGGATAAGACCACGACTGCCTACACGTCTTCTGGCGAGACTTCCGGGACCGGCTACATTGCGGGCGGAATGGCTCTCTCTGGGTTCGCAGTCGGCCTCAGCACTGACACTGCCTACCTGACTTTCACCAATCCGGCTTGGGCAAGCTCCACGTTCACCGCATCGACCGCTCTCATCTACAATGCCTCGCGCAGCAACAAGGCGCTGGCTGTGCTGACATTCTCGAGCACCAGCTCGACGAACGGCACATGGACTCTCGTTCTTCCTGCGGCGGGCGCAACCTCGACGATCACTATCGCCTAACGGAGCGTGCTAAGTGAGCATCGCTCTCCGACAATCCAAACTTGGCGGGAATAAATCCAGTGGTACTTCTCCCGCCACGTCATCCGCGGTGGGGTTTGCTTCAAACACCCTAAGCGACAGTCTGCTCCTGTGTGTGGTTTGGGCAGACGTGGTCCACTCGAATTCTTCTGGAACTGCGCCCAATATCAGTGTACCTGTTACATCGGGTTTCACTTGGACTCTTGCCGCCAATGGGGCATCTTACGCTGATACCTCCAACACTCTGGGTGGGAGGGTCAGCGTCTATTACATCGAAGGCGCGGGTGCGATGGCAAGTACCACCACGACCACTGTGATGTCATCTGCTGGAACAGTGAATTCCCTCAGCGTTCAGTTTTCTCTCTATGAGTTTACGGGTGTTGTTACCAGCGGGTCTCTCGAGACTAGTGATGATCTCATCTCGCAAACTAGTTCCACTGCTGCTCCTAATACCGCCAACTTGAGCACTTCAAATACGGATCTGATCCTCGTTAGTTACATCGCTGAGGGCGGTGAAAGTTCGCACGGAACCAACTTCACCCTCGGCATCGCAGCTACAGCCTTGGGTGGTAGTGGCAATACTCAATACATTCTGAATCAATCCTCGGGCAGCATAGCCACGGCCTTTGGATCAGCGGTAATGCCGAATTGGGGTTGTGCGGCGGTCGCGTTCAAGTCGACATCCATCGCGGGGAATGCTACACCCTCCGGTGTCTCAGCAACGAGTGCGGTCCACGCCCCAACAATCACCGCCTTGGCCAATGCATCTCCGACTGGTGTGCACGCCACGGCATCAGTCCACGCCCCAACAACCACCGCCTCGGCCAATGCATCTCCGACTGGTGTGCACGCCACGGCATCAGTTCACCCCCCTGCGACCACGAGCGATGCAAATCGCACAGTGACGGGCGTCCGAGCGACATCCAAAGTTGGTACAGCAACTGCGGTTGCAGGCGTCGGGGGTGCTCCACTGGGAGTGCACGCGACCAGCGCCGTGGGAACAGCAACAGCTACCGGCATAGGCAACGCTTCACCATCTGGTGTTTCTGCGACTAGCCATATTCACGCGCCCACGGGCAAAGGTGATGCGAACCGTGCTACCACAGGTGTAAGCGCCACGGCATCAGTAGGAACAGCGCAAGGGTCAGCAGCCGCCCACGGCAACCCTTCTGGTGTGTCAGCCACCGCCCAGGTTGGCACCGCCGTAGTTCACATCGGCACAGTAGCATCTCCAGCGGGCGTTCACGCGACCTCTCATGTGGGTACTGCAACTCCCCAGGGGATCTCCAGAGCAGTGGCGGCGGGCGTAGGATGCCAAGCCAGAGTCGGCAGCGCCAGCGTCACAGCAACATGGACAAGCCTTGCTGCAGCGGAATTGACAATTAGAGAAGCCTTAAGTATAGGCGACATTGTCGTAAGTCAGGATCAGCCATGAGCTTAAGCACAATCTTCACCGGAACCGACGGAACAATCAGCGTCAGCGGATTGGTGCTGCTCCCTGCTGGCACGCCCGTCACCGGGGCTACGGCTCTAGGAACGCTCAGAGACGCTCAGGGCAACGTCGTCTCAGGCTGGGATGGTATCGCACTGCAGGATCAAGGCGGTGGAACCTATACGGCTGCATTCCCTGCCTCCATCGTTCCCGCAGTTGGCTACTATGAGTTCACCGTTGTACTGACGAAGTCCGGTCTCACTCTCACAGTGGAGCGTGACATCCAGGTTGAGGAGAACGAAGTATGAAGACCCCTTGATGAGTGATACGCGCCTCAGCGATGGCGCAATACTCAGCACTCATCTCCACTCCAATGACCTCGTCCCATCCAGCCTTCACACAGCCAATGATTTCGCTTCCGCTGCCGGAGAACGGCACTAGAATGCGTCTCTGAGCCACCGAGGAAGCCGGTAGGATAAGTTTGGCGAGATACTCACAGAGCTTGATGGGCTTGACGCAGGGGGTGATTGTTCCTCGTTTCACATCCACCATTGCGTTCCCCCGGTGATGCCTTGGCCGTGTAAAAGAAGCGTGATGCTCCGCCGGAATCGTTCATCTGCCGTGATGGGGCATCGGCATCTGGTTGAAATGCTCCAAACTGTGACGGGCCGCGCCCACCTTCCGGGTAACATCCACCTGGACGATTACCACTCTGCTCATCCACCATTGGTGCGGTGTCTTCGTCCAGGATTACGTTAGCAGGGTAGCGTCCGAGGCCCACGACGATAGACTTGTTGCTGCCGATGCCGCCGTCCTTCTTCCCACCTATCCGTGTATCCTCTTCCCCGGTAGGTTTCACCATCATTGTTCCGCCAGACACTCCCACGCGGCATCCATCAATATTCAGGCAGGACGTTCCGTATTTCAGAGCGCATTCCGCGTGGGATAGATTCTTATGCGGTGCGATGAAAGCGAGACAGGGTTCCCATGCTGGCTTGAGCTGATTGGTCTTGTAACCAACCCATGCCTTTGCTTCGTCGGATGCTGCGGATGTAGTTTCCTCTACAGACACTTTAGGATTATTGGCACCGTAGGAATCTCCCTTGATGTCGTGGAACTTCGCCATCCCAGTCACAGGACGCGTCTTCTTCAACTTCTTGTCAATCAGCAAATCCATCGCCGTAGCCTTCGGGAATCCCTGACCGTGTAGCCACATCAGTGTATCCCAGAGCTGGAAGCCAGCATCTTCCATACCAGCGGCCAGACGATGCCAGGTGCGCGTTCCGCCGAACATCAAGACGATTGCCCCCGGATGAAGCAGAGGCATCAAACATAGTCCCCAGCGACGAACCTGTTCCTGGAAGTCAGCGTTAGTCCCGTGAGAGTCCCAGTCTTCCATGAAGCTGATGCCATATGGAGGGTCGCAAAGGATGGCGTGGAACTTCTCACCTATGTAAGACGCGGCCCATTTCTCGATTGTTGCGTTGTTGATTTCGACAGTTTGCGGCATCTAGATAGTCCGCATTTCAGGAATCGCTGCTGCTATCCTCAGACAGCGACTTCCGTCTCTGACGAGATTTGTTTTTTCAACAAATCCAGCTTCGACAAGCTCTGTCACCCGGCCAGACACCTTGTGAAACTCTTTCCCGAGCCGGGCAGCAATCTCTTTGCCACTGATTGGCTGGTGCCTCTTGATGGTCTCCAGAACCTCAATCTGACATTCCGCTAGATGCCGGAGCTTAATCTCCCACGCCACCTTGCTTTCCTGATTGCCACGTCCTCGTGACAAGTCTCCGTTCGTGTCTCTACGATATGGATCTTGCGCTGTGATTGGAATTACAGTATCTACCATCATAACTCCTTTGGTGTGGGCCGCTCTAACCGGGCGGCTTTTCTATTTGCCTCGGAGAACCCACATACAAATGTCGTCAGCGCATCCGGTGTGCATCGGAGTGTTGTCTTCTGTGGCAAGCCACTTCACGGTTCCAAGATTTCGAATCTCAGCACCTGCGGCCTGACCAAGCAACATCGCGAATCCATGTTGCGGATAGACCAAACAGACCGTCTTGCCCTTCTTCCATTGCTCAATGGCTTTGCGCGTCCAGGCCGTGATGCCCTTCTTCTTACCATCGGAGCCAAGGACAGTTCCGAACGGTGGATTGACATAATTGACCTGTCCCCACTCGCAAGTCATGCCATCAAATCCTTCTGGCTTGGGATACGGACACGGGTCAAAGTCAAAGTGGAATTCGGCATCAAGCTGAGCGTAGAGATCAGGAGGAGTGAGCCAGTAGTGTTTCCCGTCAGGAGGGTATCCCGTGGCAAACCGATTGTTGTTGTCGCTCTTCACATATGTCTCCTCACGGTTCTATTCCCGTTCCAAACTTTATTGAGCAAGCAGCACCCGATTCTTGAACCCAGACCATCGGACGGCAGATGAAATTTCGAGGCTATCCCTATCCCCGCTGGATTATGCCGTCTGCTTGCTCAATCTCTTTGCTTCCAACCAGCGCGTATACCCGGCGCGGATCGCAATCTTGGTTTTCTCAGACATCGGAATGTGTGTGGTACCCGGCATGCGCCCCACGTGAGTGTTATGCGGGATATTCCGTGTGTAAGCGTAAGCATGAACTTGATTTTCCGTGAGACCCAGGCGACGCCCTACTTCTCCCAAAGTCATGTTTGGATTATCGCGTAGCGTCTGCTCTAGGACGGCGGCCTCTTTTGGATGTTGAGCCCAGTACCGGCAGATCTGCCCGGACTCCATCCGAGAGTGTCCTACTTCCAGGCAAAGATGACTGACGCGGCATTGGGAGATACCGAACCTCTTCCCAATTTCCGTCTGGGTTAGCTCAGGATGCTTGCGGGCGTACTCGACGATTTTGTCGGCTCTGATCATAATGTATTGAGGCACCGGGTACTGACCAACCTGGACAAGGTCCGGCACGGCCTGCGTGAAGCTGTATTTCCCCGGTGCCTCTTAATTGAGTCTTTCGTAATTGGGAAACTTGCTTCATTAGTGTTTGCAATGATATTTCGCTAGTTAGTTCGGAAACCAAAATATCCGGTTCAGGGTGTAGAAGCAAATTAAATCAGCAAGACACAAGGAGAAATGTTATGGAAGTTTCACTTCTGATTCAGCAATCCAAACCCCTCATTGAACTCTGGAAGGCTCTCGTTGGAGACGAGAAAGATTTTGTGCCTACTCAGCGCCAGTTCCTTATTTGGCTGTCAATGTACGACGTGGCAACGGTGGAGAAGGGCATTTCCCGAACTGCTGTCTGGCAGGAGAGCACTCAGGATCTCGGGAAGGCTATAAGCCGGACCATCTCTGATTATGTCCGCTATGCCAGCAGTGTGATGGCCACAGCCAAGCGTGATGCCGCAGCCAAGGCGGTGTCCCGTGGCTAACCGCATTGTCAGTGACATCACCTACAAGTCTAGGAAGGTCCGCCAGATTCAACCTCCAGAGTTGCGTCCAGAATATGTCTGGATCATTCCTCTCTTCAACGGGCACGGAGTCTGTGAGTTTGACGCGGAAAGTATTTGGGCCGATGCCTACGCTCTGAACCGTCCCGGTTGGGATTCGGACAAGGTCAAACAGATGCTGGACGAATTAGTCCGTGTGGAGCTACTTGCTACTTGGGAAGAGGATGGGCATACCTGGGCTTGGTTGGTCGGAAGTGACAAACCTGGTTTGTTACCAAAGCCTTCCGAGCGAAATGTACGTGAACGTCGCCCACCAGCCGCCCTTTTGCAGCGGCACTCCAGCGGGGACTCAGCGGCACAGCCGCCAATAGGTATTGGTACTGGTTCTGGTTTTGGTACTGGCTCAGGTACAGGTAATGATGCTGTTGCTGAGACAGAGACAGGACATAATTCTCACACAGGAGAAGAAGAAGAACCCCGTGAAGAGAACGAGGACCTAGTTCGCTGGTGGGCTTCCACCCTGTCCACCGCATACAAGGGCAAGGACCTCACCCCTGCGTTGATGCCGAAGGCCCAGGCGTCCTGTTTCAAGTACCTGGCTTCCGCTGGTCCGTCCGGGCGCAAGAAGATTCTGAAAGCGTTCGCGGCGTCCCTGGAAGGCGAGGTCTTCATGGAACCCGACGACAACGTTGAGTTATCCAAAGAGTCCACAAGCAAGGCGTTCGAAATAGAGGATTGATTATGGCTTGCACCTGCGGTCTAGCAACGAAACAAGGCTTCTGCCCCTACTGTGACAAGACTTCTGTGTCTGTCCCTGTTCAACGATTCACCTCCCCAGTTCCGCCGCGCCCCTCCGTCGGAGGTTCCCGGTTGATCCATTGTGGAGAGTGTGGGCAGTTGTTCGACCTGATTGGTTGGAAACCCGGCGAAGCCATAGACGGTGTTGCCTTCTGTAATTCCTGCGCGTTCACGTTGGAGGATTGATATGGCTAAATCCACAAGATGGCGAATGGTCGACGGTGTTTTGAAGAATACGCGCCACGCACTTCACGCCCAAGATTCCTGTCTGATGGACAACGTAGTCTTCGCTCCGAAACAGCGGGAGGCACAGTTCCGGCAAGTGTTCGGCGATCCCATAGCCCGACGGGTCAAGGAAATGTTTGATATGTGGGAGGTTGGATTTTGATAGCGGAACGCTAGCGGCACTTCCGGATACAAGGCAGGAGGTTATACCAAATGAAGACACACAAACATTGGTGCGAGATTAGAGGACACGAGTTCCTTTGCAACAAGGAACACGAACCGGGCTATCCCTACGTGGAAGACGGCAATCCGATCGAGCTGCGCTCAAGGGATTGTCCTGAGTGCAACAAGTTCAACCTGTATGGCTTCCTGACCTTCACTCTGCCACGCGCATTGCGTATCGCAAGGTATCGCAGCTGGACATTCCTAACACGGCCATACTGGAACTGGCGCTGCGCACGTCTCAAATGTGAGAAGTGTGGTGAGAGGATTCCCAAAGGCTGCGCACGCATCTATGCCGTCTTAGGATTCCCCGAGTACACCTGCCTGAAATGCACTCCTCCCTGTCCTCCGGATTGCGAAGGATGTCGCGTGGAACGCGAAGCACGGGAAGCCGGTGGCTGGGCCATCTCGTTGCAGCATGAGGAGCAGCAATGAACTGGACTGAAGTCTGGAGCCGCAAGCAAGTGGAAGACTGGATTCGTCGCGGTCTCACCCTGCAAGGTATCCAGGATGAGACGGGCATAGGCCGACTCCATGTTGAGATTCTTCTACAGTGTTACTGGCCAGCGTCAGAGGGCAGCATAGGCCGCGTTCGGAAGGTCTTGGGCGTCGTTCGGCCCAACGGGAGGAAGCAGTGAGGAGTTAAACACCACGTGGTTAACTGGCTGGGTGTTTGTGTTTTACCAATGAAGTGATGCCGTCATCATCATGACGCGTCTCTCTTTGATCATTGTCACTCATGATGGGAACCCGCCTCCTGAGATGATCAGTAGCGTCTTTATGACTGGACTTCCTCCATCCACGTTTGTTCCTCCCGCCCTTGGCGGATGCGGCTAGACGCCGCGCCCGTTGCTCGGGAGTTTCATCTCGGAATCGTTTCATGATGCTCATCAGTATTCCTCCGGCACTTCATAGATGCTTCTTGTCGATCGCGCAACAGCGTGCTTAGCTGCGAATTCCTGGGCGTCAAGTCCCAGATCTTTGATAGCCAGATCCAGATTTACCACCTGGGTCGGGCTGTTCGGATAATTGCTATTCTCCACGACGTAATCGTAGGAGTCAGGACTCAGTCTCTTCTTCAAAGCGGGAACCGTTACACCCAGCAGCTTCGCCAGAACCGTCTTCTTGACCAATTGCCACCGGAGCAAATCTGAGAAATTGACGGAGTCAAGTATCGCACTCCATTCTTCTTCTTTGCCGGCTAAAAACATCCAGTCAGCGCGTCCTTTGCCCGGGAGTCGTGAGACGTTGTCGTGATCAGCATAGCGTATCGTGTAGCTACCCTCGTCACACTCGTTGTGCAGAACGGGAAAGTCAAACTCCGGCTTGATCTGCTGATAGACTGATCCTCCCATGGACTCGTGGAGATTAACGGAATAGCCCGCCGCGAGTGCTCGTGTTTGGATTTCATTTTGTATTTCTAGGATGCTCATTTGTGATCTCCCATCTTGAGCCTCAATACTGTGATTTCCAATGTTGGCTCTGTATTATGTTAAGAATATACTATTTTAACTAACTAGCGACAATTGATTGGAGTATGAGCTTCTGCTCCTGCGTGAATGTGAGTTCGATTTCGGTGGTCATCAGGCCCTGTGCCATCTCTCTTGTCTGTTTAGGTGTCATGTCTTCAGTCTACTGAGACCAGACGCAGAACAGCTATACTGAGACCAGACGCAGAACAGCTATCAATCCCTTCAGTAACAGCAAACCACATGAGTCTCCAGAAGACTCGTCACAAAGCACCCGGCTTCAGCTCTGGGTGTTTGTGTCTATATGTGAATGTCTCCTGTCTCCTGTCTGTGTCGAAATGCTATGTCCATGTCCTTGAACCTGATGCATGTGGTAATTGGCTGCAGTAACTAGATAGTAACTGTAGTCCACTTTCGCGCCGCGTAATTTTTACCTACCACAGAACAGAACACACACCACGTAAATTTTACCTACCACGTAAATTTTACCTAGTGACAGAACAGACATCAATACAGACATCAATACAGACATCAATCATGGTCAATCATGATCAATCATGGTCAATCATGGTTTGGATTGAGGACCAATTCTAGTCCTTCCAGTCTCAGGCGCGGAATCGGCTAAGTGTTCGTATCTAATGGACTTCAATTTTTCACACCTAATTCTCTGTGTTGCCACATTCAGGCGCGAAGCGCCACAATGCAATGAGACAATAATCCGGATTGGCCCCGTGACAAGCTTCGCAATCCAAAAAGACACGGGACTTGAGATGCGTCAGCATCATCCGCATGCTTGTGCTGTGTTGGAAACCATTGAGAACAAAGAGGTCCCATTCGAAGCATGGGTGTGGGGGGTGTTCCCCCCGATGACGCCGTCTGTCTGCATCGCCTTCGCGTCCTACAGTCGCCTCTCTCATTAACCAACACACTAGTTAATGCGTATTAAAACTATCCCACCCATATCAGAGACACACAGTATTCAGTTTCTTAGGAGAACACAGATGAACCCGTTCAAAGCACAGATGGTCGCCTTTCGGGAACAGAAGAAGAGAGATGATGCCAATCTCAAACGATTCCTGCTCAGTCTCATTTGCACCTGCCCTCGGAAAGTGTATTGGCCAGGGACAACGACGATCAAGCATGTGGGTCATTGTCCTCTCGCAGAGAAGCAACTTAGGAGAACAAACAATGAGTCAATTTGATTCGAAAGAAGTTGTAGATCGCGGCATCACCTGGCAATGCATTCCGCTGGAGGCTGGATGGTGGCTGGCTGAAACCCCCGGCAATGGTGCTGGTGTCCTTCAGCGCCTCTGTGAACCATCCTTTGAAGGGTTGCTTCTGGCAATGCATTCCTCTGATGTCGACAACCCACGGATTGATGCTGTGGCATTCGCGAGGATCGCGTGAGCATTTCTTCTCGCAAAGATGGTGCACCTGAAGAACTCTACCACAATGAGGTCCCATTGAGAGCATGGGTGTGGGGGTCACCTGAAGAACTCTACCCTGTTACTCAGATCGTGGTCCAGGATGGGGTCACGTACAAGGTTCCTCTGGATCAGATGAAAGATGGGGGAGCAGCCTTTATCAGGTCCCACTATGGAAAGAGGATCGCATGATACATCATATGTCGCCGTTCCCGCGTGTCTTCTACAAAAACTACCCCGAGGCACCTGTACGCCCTGGACTGACCATCACCATTGCAGTAGAGAAGCAGAGGGAGAAATAATGAGCCGTGCATTGACCCCTATCGTCCTGGTCAGCCTCATGGCCATCGTCACGCCGCCTGAGGCCGCCAACATCGAGTACAGAGATGGCTTCCTGCGCGTCGCTGGTCGTGCGCAATTCGATCTGGGAAAGCTGACCGAACTCATCAACAACTATTCCAACATGCCGGGTATTCCGGCTCCACAGGAGACAAAACAATGAATGAACTTGACGCGACGTTCCAAGAAATGGTTATGGACAGATTCACCCGATTGAACGAGATTCGGGAAATGGATCGGGTGCTTGAATCAGGAAAGACCGACATACTCGTGGATCTTCTGCGGCGAGTTACCGACATACTCGTGGATCTTCTGCGGCGAGTTAAGGTTTTGGAGGACAAGAAAGGAGATCCCTCATTATGATGAAAGCATTCGTAATCTGGTTTCTTTGACGGCAAGTACACATACGCCTGGGGCACGGACACCGCTGATGCGACGGAGAGGTATCTCCGCAACTGGGCCAATGGCATCCGTGAAGTGAACCCTTGCGATGACTACCGGGATGCTTTACCCCCGGCGCAGTACCTTCCCTCTCAGAGAAATGCCACCTGGGGCGATGAGGAACCCGAACCGATCCCTGGGACTCCGCTGTACCCAGGGGTGAAATTCCATGCCTAAAGTCACCAGCATCAATGGAACTCTCAGAGATCCCGGCTCCCAGTGGTCCCTGGCTTACATCAGGAAAGAGGGCAGTTTCATTTCCCTCCTCTACGATGCGGAACATACCACGCTGGAGGTCATCTACAACGACCAGGGGCGAGAAATTTTCCGTGTGGAGCGGGAGTATGTGCTGGCACCCCGTCCGGAGCCACTCAGTTTCCGGGAGAAACTCAAACTGGTTTGGAAGATTTTCAAGGAGAAATAACATGGGACAAACGAACACAACCACGATCACACGCACCTGTGACGTCTGCCAGAAGTCTGTCAGTCTGGTACAGGGTCATACCACAGCGGAACAACTGAAGGCGGCGGCGGGTTGGTTCGTCGTCATGCAGGAGCATTGGCTGAAAGAGGACCAGTTGCAGTCGATGGCCAAGCTGGCTTGCAGCAAGACCTGCGCTCTTCAAATCCTGCATCGGGACATGACGGATCTGCCGAAGACTGAATTCACGTGTCCGATCCCGGCTGCTGAACCTCTGGACATGACGAAGCTGGCGAACTGATGAGCAAGAACCTGGATTATGGCAATGCGGCGCGGGAGAACATCCTCCGGGGTGTGGACTTCCTTGCGGATGCGGTAAAAGTTACGCTCGGCCCCAAAGGTCGGAACGTTGCCATTGGACGGCGGCTGCTGGGTCTTCCCCCGCAAGTGACCAAGGACGGTGTCACTGTGGCCAACTCCGTGAATCCTTCTGATGCCCGGATGCAGATCGGCTCCGATCTCACTCGTGAAGCCGCCAACCGCGCTGTATATGCGACGGGTGACGGCACCACGACTGCCACCGTGCTTGTGCAGGGGATGGTTCATGCCGGAACAAATTTCATCGAGAAGGGAACCGATCCCTGGTCTCTCAAGCGCGGCATGGACAAAGCTGCTGATCTGGTGATTGAGCAACTCCGCACTCTGGCGCGGCCCATTGATGATCCTAAGCAGACGTTCCACGTTGCCAACATCTCGTCTAACTATGACAACTTCATCGCGACCAAAGTCTGTGAAGCGTTTGAGAAGGTTGGTGTGGATGGCGTCGTCTCTGTAGAAGAGTCGGGCACCGTGCTCACTGAACTGAAGATGACCTCGGGAATCCAGTTTCGATCCGGCGGATTCATGTCGTCTACGTTCGTGACTGATCTGGAGCGGTTTGAATGCGTCTATCAAGATGCTCTCGTTCTGCTGTTTGAGGGACGCATTGGATCTGCAAGATCTCTCGCTCCTCTCTTCGCGCAAGTAGCCAAGACTGGGAAACCCTTCCTCTGTGTTGCTGGGGATTGGGAACAGGATGCCCTGGCCCTGTTGGTTGCCAATCGTCAACGCTCCAATGCTCCGGTGGTCGGTGTCAAAACCGGAGCTTACACAGAACGACGTCGTGATTTGCTGCGTGACATCGCGGCTCTCACGGGCGGCACCGCCGTGCTGGACGATAGCGGCACCCGACTTGAATCGGTGACTCTCGAGATGTTAGGCCAGGCCAAGCGCATTGTGGTCAGCGACAAGGACACCACGATTGTGGAAGGTTACGGCAAGGTGGAGGATGTCAAAGCGCGTATCTCAGAGATTCGCACCAAGCTGGAAACAGCCAAGGGTGTGGACGAACTCTGGTTGAAGCAGCGCCTGGGGCAACTCACGGGTGGCATCGCTCTCATCCAGGTTGGGGGAACCACCGAGACAGAGATGCGCGAGCGCAAGGATAGATTCGATGACGCCGTAGGCGCGACCCGCTGCGCAATCGCGGAGGGATATGTACCGGGCGGCGGGTTGGCTCTTCTGAAAGCACAAGCCCGAATTTTCGAGACTCTCGAGGGTGACGAGCAGGCTGGGCTGGTTGTCGTATCCCAGGCCTGTGCTGAACCTATGAAGCAGATCGTCAAGAATGCAGGATTCAATCCGGAAGAGATCCTGATCAAAGTTATGGGGGATCCCACTTACCGTCTACCCCAAGCAGACTTTGGCTTTGATGCTAAGACCGGAGAGTATGCTCCGCTGATTGAGCGCGGGATTATCGATCCTCTCAAGGTTGTAGTCGAGGCCTTCAGGAATGCAGTAGCCACGGCGGGGATGATTCTGACTACCGAGTGTCTCTGCACAGAAGTGGAGGTGCAACATGTTCCGGCCACTGTATGACCAAGTGTTAGTTGCTGACGTCAATCATGAGCAGATGCTTGATGGCATTGTGTTACCAGAAACCTCCAAGGAAGATGTTCTCTTCTCCAAAGTAATCGCGATTGGTGAAGGCTACATACAACTAGACGGTTCTCTGCGTCCTCTAAGAGTTGCTGTGGGAGATCTGATCGCAAGAGGAATGTACTCAGGAATTTCTATGCGGTTGGAGGGCATGGAGTTTCGTTTGATTCAAGAAGGCGAGTGTCTCGGGAAAGTGGTGTCCAATGGCTGAAGAAATCGAATCTAAGAGAATGGGCTGGGAAGAGCTCTCCCGGACGCCGGAGTTCGCAACGTTGACAAAGAAGCAACAGCTCTTCATGTGCACTTACATCTCGAACGGCTACAACGAGATTTCTGCCATTCGCACGGCATACAACTGCAAGAATGACAACTCTGCAAAAGTCATGAGCTACCCGCTCCTGCGCAACTTCAACATTTGTCTCGTTCTAAGCATTCACTTCGGCAGCGATCAGAGAGAAGCATTCCTGGCCCGTCTGCAACGTGACATTGCGAAGGGTAACATCTCGGACTCCTTGCTGAGAGCGTACACGCTGTACGCTGAGGTGCGCGGTTGGCATGGGTATGGAAACGCGAAACCGAGGTCAACATCAGAGAAGATAGAGGCCCAAGTTGAACCCGAGAAGAAATCAGAACCCAACTCTTTCGACCTGAGTGGATTTGAACGCTAAAGGAACCTCAGTTATGGCACCTATCAAGGGACTGCAACAGCTGGCAAGCAAGAAACCTACGGGAGAGATCGGAACCAAGGCTTCCGGTTTTTCAGAAGGTGGTCCGTTCTCCTGCAACAATTGTGTGCACATGACTCACAAGAACAACGTGGATGTCTGCTCGCATCCGAAGGTGAACTCTGACCCGGAACTCAAAGATGAACCCCGCGAAGGCGGTCTGATCATGGTTGATTTTGATGACTGTTGCCGGTATGTCCGTCCGCCTGAGGAAGCCAAAGAAGAGGCTGAAGAACATGCCTCCTGAGGAGATTTTCCACAAGTTCAAGCACGGTATTCCCATGTCCAACGGGAGAAAGATCAAATCTCTTGCACAGGCTAAGGCGATAGCCTCCCAGTACAGCGGCAAAGGAGAAGAGAAGAAAACTGGACGAGAAGGTCTCAAGAAGCGGGCGAAGTCCAAATAACTCAACTTCCCGAACTTCTATAGGAGCAAGTTCTATGGCGAATCTAGCCTCAGCACTGAAGGGTCTCAAAGAGCCAGCAAAGGCTTCCAAGAAGGTTGATCTTGGCAAGGCGGGATCTTTCAAGATTCATCCAGGCAAACTGCACAGTGCTCTGCACATTCCGCAGGATCAAAAGATTCCGGTTTCCAAACTGGAGCCGAAACGCAGCGACAGCTCGGAACTGAAGCATGAAAAAGCCAGTGCTAAAGGCTTTCGTGCGATGAAGCATTAAGGAGCATCATGAGCATTCTACACACACTTGTAGCAGTATCAGCGACCGCAGGCACCCCGACTCCGATTCACACCGGCACCGTCATCGTCGCTTCATCGTTCTCTATCTCGAAAGGCATCGCCACGATTGTGCTGAATGCTGCTTCGCTTCCGAGCGTGGGTTACAACCGTGGGCAGCAGGTGACTCTGTGGGGATTCACCACAGCGACTTATTTCAATGGGGATACCGTCACGGTCATCGCGAACGATTTTGCTCAAGTGTCTTTCTCATTCGCCACGACTTATGCTGATGTCAACTCGACCAGCGACGCCGGCAATACAGCAGCCGTACCGTTGGACAAGCAACGCGCCGTTCGCATCGAGGCCGATCAGAACAACTCGACCCACAAAATCTATGTCGGCGATGGTTATGTGACGGCACCGGGAGTTAGCCCGGTCACTGCGGGACGATACACTGCCTGCCTGGCTCTGGCCGGACAGATCAGTGTCGAACTCGTTGGGGACAACATCGACGCCAGCCGTATTTTCATTGACACGGACAGCACGGGAGCCACAGTTCAGGTCACCCTCATCAACTAAGGAGGACCTAAATGACAAAAACGCTAATCGTAACCTCCCACGGCTCGGGATCCTTTTGGTCACAGCTCGCCCAAGTTCTTGCGAACGGTCAGGTTGTACCTTGGATTGATGCCGGTATCTCGCGCCTCGGATCTGATTCCCTTGCTATCGGTGATGGTGTCAATGGTGACACTTCTGGACTCCTAACTCTCAGCACTCTCTTTGCTTCCAATGTAGACACTGTCAATTTGGTTATCACGGGAACTTTGACGGATGCTTTCGGATCTGTTGGCACAAACGGGCAATTACTCAGTAGCACAGTCACTGGGACCAAATGGACTGCTCCCCCATCTCCCGGAACATTCCCCCAAACCATTGCAGCAGTCGCCAGCAAGTGGATCAGTAGTTTTGATGCCACCACAGGAGATTTCGGGGTATCTCAACCGACCTTCACCGACCTCGCTGCTCACCCCACGACCTTGTCCGGGTACGGCATCACGGATGCCCTCCCGCTCGCTGGCGGCACGCTCACGGGCGCTTTGCTGTTCAGTCTTGACAACACGCATGACGTCGGTGCCTCTGGAGCCACGCGGCCTCGCACTATCTTCGTGGGCACATCGGTAATAGCCCCCGTGGGCACCTTCGCCACGAGCATCCAGATAGCGGGAGCGACGGCCATCACGGGACAAAGCGGAACTGGCGGCACTGTCGTGATGACCGCAAGCCCCACATTCACGGGTACGCTCAACGCCGCAGCGATTTCGGCGACGGGAACCGTTGCCTTGGCGACTGGACAACCCATCAGTTGGAACGCCGACTCTGGTATCTCTCGACTGGCAGCTGATTCACTCGCCATTGGCAACGGTACGCAAGGAGACTTCTCTGGCAGCCTGAAAACTCAGACTTTGTTGCTGAGTGGTTCTACAGCAAGCACGTGGCCGCAACTTCAGATTGTCAATAACGACAACGGGAACACAGGCAGAGCGGGATTTTTGTTCACGAACAATGTCGGCGCACAGTTTGGTTGTACAGTTTTTGGCAATGGCTGGGCCTCTGCTTTAGCCAGCAGTGCATTAATATACGGCGTTGATTCGACAAGTGGCCAGCCCACTAGATTTTTTGGTTTTTGCTCCAGCGGGCAAGCGCCTACTGGCGGTACAACGCCAATCTACTTTTTAGCGGGTGGATATGCTGCACCATCACGCATGGGTCTGTTGTCTACTGGCGTTTTTGTGCTTGGCGGCACAGGTGATCCAATAACAGGCAACGTTGTCAATGACACAGGACTTTCCCGCCTCAGTGGCGCATCCCTCGCCATCGGCGACGGGACTGCTGGGGACTTCTCTGGCAGTCTGAAGCTGACAGGACTGAATGTTCAGGGAAGTCAAACAGGGCCATATTCTGT